AGGTAATGCTACTGTGTCTGGAACTTTAGGAGTGACAGGTATTGCAACCTTTACTGATGATATAATCATAGGTGATGGAAAGACTATTGGTTCTGCTTCTGCAACTACAGCAATTACTATTGCATCAACAGGTATTGTTACACTAGTAGATGACTTAATTTTAAAAGATGCGGCAACTATTGGTGTTGCATCATCAACATCAGCAATTACTATTGCATCTAGTGGTATTGTATCATTCGTAGATGACATAACAATTAAAAACGGCGGAACTATTGGTACTGCATCAGATGCAGACTCAATAACTATAGCAGCCGCAGGAGGGTGTACTTTCTCCCAAACAATCGTAGCCTCAGGTGGATTAACTGGTACTGCTTCCGCAGCAGTATATGGTGACTTGGCTGAGAAATATATTGGCGATCAAACTTATTCACCTGGTACAGTAATGCAAGTAGGCGGTACTGAAGAAATAACCGCAGCAAGTGCAAGTTCAGCATATGTTGCAGGTGTTATATCTACATTGCCTGGATTTTTAATGAATAGTGAGTTAGAAAATGGACAAGAACTAGCATTTGTAGGGCGAGTACCTACAAGAGTAACAGGTTCTATAACAAAAGGGCAACCAGTATTTGCAGACAACGGAGGTGTTGCAAGTAATACTGCAAATGGTCCTTTAGTTGGACTTGCGTTAGAAAGTAGTTCTAACTCAGATGAGAAACTTATTGAATGTATGTTAAAGGTATAGTAAGATGCAAGAAAATAAAACAAATTACGATTTAAACATAATTGAAGTAGGAGTTAGATAATGAGAGCATCAGAATTTATGAGAGCATTGGCTGATGTGATCGATGCATTAGATAATCAGTCTTCGGATGCTGACGATGAAGATAAAAATCAACAAAATCCAGTTATGGTAGCACCACAACAACAAGCACTTGAATTGCAAAAAGCAACTCTCGGAAAAGTTTCTCCAATTATTTCTAAACTTGTTACGAGTAGTAATATCGGCGAAGAATAATGGCTATCAACGGTGGCGTATTTACCCAAGATTTTAGAACACAGTTAAGAAAATATTCTGACGGTGCAACCCGTATAGGTGATGAAGGTCGTTTATGGTATAATAATGCAGACCAAACACTAAGGATTAGTGACGGCGAAACCTCTGGTGGTGTTGTTATTAGTACTGGCGGAAATATTACAAGCAATATTACAGTACAAGATGAAGGTACTGCTTTATCAACTGCAGCAACAGTTTTAAATTTTGTTGGCCCAGGTGTTGTTGCTACTGGTGGCGGAGCAACAAAAACTATTACGATACTAAGTGCAAGCGGATTATCAATTAGTGATGGTAGTGCAACAGATACAGTAACAGTAGGAACAGATACTTTAACATTTTCTCCTGTGTCAAACGAAACTACAGTAGCAGTTACTAATAATACAGTTACTATTGGATTGCCTAATGATGTGTCTATTACTGGCGACTTATCTGTAGGTGACGATTTAACATTAGGAACTTTAGGATCTGTTGTAAATTTTGGTGTAGATTCTGAAGTTAAACTCACACATGTACATGACAAAGGGCTATTACTAACAGATACTGGTGGTAATATTCCAACACTACAATTTGTAGATGCAAATGAATCAATAAGTTCAAATGGCACAAACTTAATTATTACGTCAGGCGGAACTGCATTTAAAATTCCAACCTCAGATGGTTCTGCCGACCAAGTTTTAAAAACAGACGGAAGTGGTAATTTATCATTTGCAACTGTAAGTGGAGGCGGCGGTGGCGCACCAGCATTAAAAGATTTAAGTGCAGGTGTTATTGATACATCTAATGATAGTATTGCATTTATTGATGCAAACGACAGTAATAGTTCTAAGCAAGAATCAGTAACAGACTTTTTATCTGCGATTGCAGGATCTGGGATTTCAGTATCTAGTGGACAACTAACGGCATCAGGAGGAGGCGGTAGTAGTATTACTGTTCAAGACGAAGGTAGCAGTTTAAGCACGGCTGCAACTACTATAAACTTCGTTGGCTCTGGTGTAGTTGCTACTGGTACTGGTGCAACTAAAACTGTTACTATTGCCGGAGGCAGTGGATCTGTGGACTTTTCCGCTGTTGGAGAAAGTATAATACCCTCACAGAATGAAGCATTTGATATAGGTAGTAGTAGCAGAAGATGGAAAGACATCTTTCTATCAGGTGACACTATTGATCTTGCAGGTTCAACTATATCTGCTGACGGTACTGGCACTATTTCGATATCTGCTGGTGGTGTTACTTTACCAAATAATTCACAAGTCGATAGTGGAAACAAACTTGCTATTACATCAGAAAGTGGCGGAGTGGGACAAGCAATAGTACTAGTGCCTTTCTTTTCAGCGGCTGGAGGATTGAGTACTGCAAACACAACATTTGAATTTAATGGAACAGTAGAAAATAGGCCCGTGTTCCAAGGCTCTAAAACATTTACATTTTCAAACGGAAGTGCGTTTGCAAATGCTGAGATAACATTATTTCAGTTTTAACGGATAAATATAGGTATGGCAGATAAAACCCCAATAAGAACCGTCTTTAATAGTGATAATGTTGCTACTGGTTTAGCAGAATTCCAATCAGGAGAAACTGTAGGATTAACTCACGGCGGTATTGGCACATCTTTATCAATAGGAAGTGCAGGACAAGTATTAAAAGTTAACTCTGGTGCAAGTGCATTAGAATTTGGCTTTGTTGAAGCGATTGTAAATATAGACAATGCTACTAACTTAACATCGGCTACTCTTGCTACTTCAGATCAAATACTAATTTCGGATGGCGGAACAGAAGGTAGAGCAACACTTGCTCAACTAGATACATTGTTCTCAGGAACGTCAAAAACATTAACAAATAAAACACTAACATCACCACAAATAAACACAAATATTGACATGTTGGCCAGAGCAGAATTAAGATTTCAAGATGCTTCGGGTGGTCAATATGTTGCATTAGAAGCACCAGCAACAGTATCAAGTAATATTACATTTGTCTTGCCAAGTGCAGATGGTAGTGCTAGTCAAGCAATAGTAACAGATGGAAGTGGCAACTTATCTTTTGGAGATGTTTCAGTATTAGATGAAGATAATTTTGCTTCAAATTCAGCAACTAGAGCACCTTCACAACAGTCTACAAAAGCATTTGTTGAAGCATCAGTATTTAGTGGATTTAACAATAGTATTTTTACTGTAGCACCTGCTAGTGAAGGAAACTTTGATTTAGCAAAACAACAAGATCAAACCGGAAGTGTAGAAACTCCTTTTGTTGCAGGTGGAACTGATGCTTTTGGTGTTAGCCTTGGTGAAGTATATGACCAAATGGAACCGATTGGGTCACTAGTTACTGTTGACTTAGGATCTGTTGCTTAATTAAATTTTAAATGTACCTAAAATTTTTCCACTACTAGCATCATAACCATTTAGTCTTCTTGACTTCGTGCTTTCTATCTGTGCATACTTGTGATGATCACAGTCCTTACATATATTAATTGTAGATTTTTTAAAATTTTTACTATCTTTTTCATATACAAAATTACAATTATCGCATTGTAATACATATACTTTTTGTTTAGTTTTAACTTTTTCTGTTAAACTATTTCTAATACGATTGTGTGTATTTTCTTTTATATAAGTGTTTAATATCATTATATTAGTATTTAGCAAACGGCTTAGTTAAATACAGGTATAAATAAAAGTATACAGAATAACATTATTTCAAGGAGAAATACTAATGGCAATACAAACAATTAACATCGGATCATCAGCAAATGATGGAACCGGTGATCCACTTCGTACCGCATTTGATAAAGTAAACGATAACTTTGTTGAATTATATGCAGTAACTGGAGCGGGCTCAGGACAAAATTTAGCAATAAGTGCAAACAGTCTTATCAGTGAAAACACAAACGGAAGTATAACAATTGATCCAAACGGAACTGGTACAATTATTTTATCAGCAGACTCTGCTGTTTCAGGAACAACTGCAAGTACAAGTGCTACTTCAGGATCATTTACAGCAGCTGGTGGTGCAGGTATTGCCGCTGACTTACACGTAGGTGATGATGTCACACTTATATCTGATGCCGCAGTATTAGGCTTTGGTGCAGATAAAGATGTAACATTTACTCACGTTGCAGACACAGGTCTTCTTTTAAACAGTACAAGACAAATACAATTTAATGATTCAAGTCAAAATATTGGTGCTCCAAATGCAACTACATTAGATATCAACGCAACTGATGAAGTAGAAATTAACGCAACTTTAATAGATGTAAATGGTAACTTAGATGTTTCAGGTTCAATCGTTGGTGCAACTACATTATCAGCAGCAACAATAACTGCAACTACTGCTTTTGTTCCAGATGCATCTGATGGTGCAGCACTTGGTACAACTGCATTAGAATTTAGTGATTTATTTCTTGCAGATGCAGCAGTTATTAACTTAGGTGCAGACCAAGATGTAACGTTAACACACGTTGCTGATACAGGTCTTACATTAAATGCTACACGTAAATTAATGTTTAATGATGCAACACAATTTGTTCAAGGTATTAGTGCAACAGTTTTAGGACTTGGTGCAACAGATGAAATCGACTTAACTGCAACTGCTATTGATATAAATGGTACTGCTTCTGTTAGTGGATTATTAACAACTGAAACTGGTTTCAATGCTGGTGTAGTTACACTAACCGCAACTGGTGCTATTACAGTAGCCGCACATGCTGGTAAAATATTAAATATGGCAGAAGTAGGTGGTAACGCCGCTTGTACATTTACATTACCTGCAGCAACTGGTAGTGGTGCAGTATTTAAGTTTGTAGTTGGTGTTGTTAACACATCAAACTATATAATTAAAGTGGCTGACGGAACTGATACAATAGATGGATCAGTTATTGTCGTAAATGACACAGCTGATGGTGGAACTGCATCTGTTATCTCTTGGATAACAGCAGCAGCAGATGATACTATTACCCTTGATGGCACTACAACAGGTGGTGTTTCAATTGGTGATTATGTAACCCTTACTGATTTAATTGCAGACCAGTATACAGTAGAAGGTCATCTAAATGCAAGTGGTACTGAGGCATCTCCATATAGTGCAACAGTTAGTTAATAATTAACTGCTAACAAGCATTAAAAATAAAATTATAATAGGACGACCTTTAATTAGATCGTCCTATTTTTTTATGACGTGCAATAAATACAGTATGAGATAAGGGGTAAACAATGACATTACAGACGATTAACATTGGCACAAATCAAGATGATGGAACGGGTGACTTACTCAGAGATGCATTTGATAAAATTAATGATAACTTTACAGAAGTTTATACTGAACTAGGCGGAACTGCACTTAGTAATATTACTATGAGTGGCAGTACTATTAGTACAGACACATCAAACAGTGGCATAATAATTGATCCTCAAGGTACAGGAACTATATCACTATCTGGCAACACAACTATTACCGGGACTGCTACAATTTCTAGCACACTTAATATTAGCGGTGCAACCACAATGACTACATTAGGTGTTAGTGGTACAACAGGAATTGATGGCAACTTCGATATTGCTACAGACAAGTTTAAGGTAACTGCATCATCTGGTGATACTGAAATAGCAGGTACGTTAGCAGTAACTGGTGCACAAACATTTACTGGACAAACTAACCTAGATGGGTTATTAAAAGCAAACGGAAATGTTGATTTAGGTAATGCAACCTCAGATACAATTACAGTAACAGGAAGAGTAGATAGTGATCTCTTACCTAGTGCAAACAATACACATGATTTAGGTTCCAGTAGTTTAAGATGGGATGGTGCTTTTTTTAACACTATGGATGTAACAACATTATCCACTGGTTCTACAACCTTTGGTAGTATTAATATTGCAGGAAACAAAATTTCAAGTACTGTGTCTAACGCAAATATTACACTAGATCCAAGTGGAACAGGCAGTGTTGAAGTTATAGGAAATATAACTTTAGCAGATAGTGGAGTTATTTCTTTAGGCGGTGAAGGTGATTTAACAATTACACACGACGGCGATAATTCTATTATAAACGACACAGGTACAGGTAAGTTAATAATAAAAAGTAGTCAAGTTGATATCCTTGGTGGTACAGACGGCGGCGAATCAATGGCAACATTCGTTGATGATGGTGCAGTAACTCTTTTTTTTAATAATTCTAGTAAACTAGCAACAAGTAATACTGGAATTAGTATAACAGGCAATTCAGTAATTTCTGGAAGTGCATCCGTAATTAATCAATATACTGGAACAATGTACCTAGCAGATAGTGCAGTTTTACTTTCAGATAGTGCAATAATAACTTCAGACCGTGATGGTAATGTATTAGTAGGTAACGTAAAAGGTGCGTTGACTGGAGCAGTAACAGGCAATGTTACAGGTAATTTAACAGGAACAGTATTAACAGGTGAACAAGCCTCGATAACTACTGCTGTTAATCTTACTACAACTGGTGCTTTAAACGCAGGAACTATTACATCTGGATTTGGTGATATTGATAATGGCACAAGTACTATTAACTCAAGTGGTAACGCACAACTTGGAAAAATTAACATAACAGACGCAGATAGTACTAATTTAAATGTAGATGCTAATACAAGCACTGCTGATACTTTTGCAGTAAATCTAAATGTTATAGGACATGCCACACTTGATAACTTAACTGTAAGTGGACAAATTTACGGATTTACTAGTACTGCTACGTTAAAAACATTAATTGCGGCAAGTGCTGATTTTGCTGATTTTCAGGCTAGATTTGCTAGAATACAAGATTAATATAGTTCTATAATAGTTTTTATCTTATTAATAATTTCTTCAGTTTTAAAGGTTGAAAAAACACCTGGATGTAAAGGCTTAGGCCATCCTTGTATATTTGTCCATGCATATCCTTGATGTTCGCAATTTAGTTTGGGTATAAACTCTTCTTCAACAACAGCAACATATGTGTGATATTCGAAGCCTTTTTTACTATTTGTAAATTGATCAATAGGTATTAGTTTGCGAATATTGGGTGTTTCGCCAATTTCTTCTTGAATTTCTCTGTAAAGTGCATCGATAAAATTTTCTTCTTTTTCAACTTTTCCACCAGCAAATGCCCATGTACCGTTAAAACTACTATCTTTTCTTAGTAAAAATAGAAATCTTTTTGTTGAACTTGAGAAAAAAACTGCACCTACACTTTGCTTTAGATTACTATTTCCCAATCGCCTGCCTTGTATTCGCCTTCGTAACTTTTTACCCAAGCACTTCCGGTCCATTTATACTGTATGCTTGTGTGAGTATTAGTAACATAATGGATTCCAGTATCAGTACTACTATCAAAAACTACATTCCATGAAGATCCATTAAATTGAATAATATCATTTGCGCCTGCTATAAGATCATTTCCAGCACCATCTTGCCATGCGGTTGGACCATCTGTATTTGTACTGGAACCTATTGCTCTTAGTATTAAATATCGTTGACCATCTGCATTTGTAGGAAGACCTGCTCCTGGTCCTACTCTTAATGGATTAATAATTTTTGTTACTGCTGGTAAGTCGTTTGTCGGAATAGTATCAGCATCAACAGTAAATAATAACTTAGTTTGATCACTAGGATGATGTGCAATAGTACCTACAATTTGTCCAGTTCCAAAGTCGATTCTTACTTGACTTATACCTGACTGTAACTGTCCGTATTGATTAATCACTGCTCTCCAACTAACATCATCGGTGCCAATTTTTACAGGAGGATCTAATAACGGATCAGTAGGATCTATTTTATTAGTTGTACTTTCTTGTCTTTCTAATAGTGTTAAAGTAGTACCTAACAATAATATACCATAGTTCATTGGAGTAAATTTCAATCTAGAACCTAGTACTACATCACTATCTATAATTCCGTCATCGATACTTCCACTTTCGTCGAATATACTAGCAACAATTTTACTAACAACTCCAAGTTTTTTAACCTTACTAGGAGGAGATAACCAAATAGGAACAGTAAATTGTAAAGTAGAAACATCAATCGAGTCGTCTGGACCAACTGGAACCGCTCTATTACTCCAAGTAGTACCCATTAACTCTATATAACTTAAACTTCCCCAGTCTAAGTAATTGTCTGTGCTTTGTATTTCTAAACTTGGATTAAAAAGTACTAACATCTGCTCTAGTAATTGGAGTTTCTGTGTAGTATTACTAGTCCATACATCGACGTTTATAGTTAAAGTATAAGGAACTGGCATTAACCGTTCTATAGTAAATGCATTTCCTTGTTGGTTTGTGTATTCTCCAGTATCTTCGTTATATCTTCTCATACGGATATGACGTTTGTCAACGTGTGACGGATCTTGTCTTCTTTCTGGATTATATGTAAATTCGTTAATGTAACAACTAATCATTGGTGTAGGAATAATTTTATTCTCACTGTTGTCTCTAATAATACTAGATACCATCCTGGTTGCATCTCCGTACTTTACAGGAACCGTTACTAGAGTTGTATTTCCATCTCTATCTTTTCCATATTGGACTTGGAAATTTGAAAAAGCACGGATAAACTGTAATAGAAACCTTCTTACTTGATTGTCATAGAAAAATTGCTGGGCCATTAAATGTCTTCCTGTATCTCAAGTGCTTTGCTTAATGCTTGACGTTGGTTAATAACTGTATTATCATCCTGAGTTGTGGTTGCAGTATTATTAATAAATCCTGATGTTAGACTTGTACTCTGTCCTGGAGTTGGATTACTTCTCAAATTATCTTCTACTTTGTTCCAGCGATTACCATTATATCTAAAAAGTCTATTAGGTAAAAAGTCTAATCTTAAAACATAATTTCCTTCGGTAGGATCTGAAGGAAAACTAGTACCCATTGTTATTTCTTCACCATTAGGAGCAAGTCCGTCGCCAACAAGATATCCACTATAAGACTTGCTATTCTCAGGAGTAATTCTTGCACTATCTGCAGTTACTAACGTGCTATCAATACTAATTCCTGTTCCTGGAGCATTAATATTTGAAGCATCAGCAGTAACCAATGCAACACTAGCAATTTCAGTATCAGCAGTAACTAAACTATCAGCAGTAGATATATTACTATCGGCTGCAGTAATAGGACCGTTGTCACTAGTGAGTAAACTATTATCTGTAGTAACTCCTATATTAGCCGCACCGCTATCAGCAGTAAATCCTTTAGGCTCCTCAGGAGCACCAGTTACTGGATCAGCAGGAACGACATAATACTTACTTGTGTCGTATCCGCTCTTAGGAACTTCTACTTCTGCTTGTTCAACTACTTTAGTAGTAATCTCAAGTTCTTTAGTATAGGTACTAAGTAGATCTCTTAGTGTCTTATCTGTGCTTTCGCCTGTGTTATCATCAAGTTGTATCTTATTAAGTATATCATTATATTCTTGACTGTCTACTAATGGAGTACATTTTACTCTCCATAAATGAGGCCACCAAGTTGGAGAGTATCCTTCTGCAGGTCTCGATCCTTCTTGTACTACATAATATCTTTTTAGTGCTACTTCTAAACTAGTATCTAAACTATTATAATCTTTTAAATGAGGCATTTCTAATACGTCACCACTCATTAATCTACGACCTAATATTCGATCCATATCTGATAGGTGAAAAGTAACAAATAGTGTATCGTTCTGTAAAAAAAGACCAAACTGACTTAAATCAAAATCCGTGTCAGCGACATTATATATACCTCGTAAGTTATATATGTCAGTTTCGTACTTACGATCTCTGTTCTCTAAAAATAAGAAATCTTGTATTGCTAAAGGATCATCGGTTGTTGATTGTGGCTGACTTTTATCATCACTAGGACCTTGGTCCAAAACACCTAAGTACTTATGAACATGAACTCCTGTGCCTCCTACTGTAAATTGTTCTTTAATATTTCTATCAAAAAACTTAAAATCGTTAGTATGTGCACCATCTTTCCAGAGGCTGAGTCGAGGCAAAATATTACTCCTATTCTTTATACTATTTATCGGTATAAAAAAAGACTGCCGAAGCAGTCTTTTCTTTAGGGGAGGAAATTTTTTCTAATTAAGTGTCTATTTAGACTGTTTTTTATAAACTTTATATGCTTCGATAGTACTATTAGTTTGAGCATACGGGTTACGTTCAATGAAGACTAACAGTTCTTTCATTGTTAATCCTAAGAATTTACAGTCCTTTTTAAGTACTGTCATTGCACCTTGTAATCCCATTACGCTGCCTCCTGCAAATACGGCTTGCTAAAACCATTACCAAACTCTATATCAGTGTAGTGACTAACATGAAAGTAATCGCTTTGACTGTCTGACTTATCAAACCAATCTGGACCTTTCATTGCTTCAAGCAACTCTAACAAGAACTTCTTCTCAACACCATCATAGTGTGTTTCGATATGATAAACATTAACTTGTCTAAAATCATTTGCATGTCTACCAAACTCAAAAATACCAGTGCTTATTTTAACACAAAGTACCATATGATTTCTAATACTAATAGAACCTTTACAACCATACTTTTTTAATACTGCTTTGATTGCTGGTGCTAACTTTGCTTTTGTTGCTTGACTTACATACGCCATTTGACTCTCCGTTTAATTGCTTGTTTCTAACTATACTTTATAATAGCACATAATACCAAAACGTCAACCGTTTTTAAAAAACATTTAAAATAAAAATAGGTTGACTGATATCGTATAAGTGTTATAGTATGTACATAGTTAGGAAAAGGATAAATTATGATAAGTGATTTAACAAACGATATAGAAATGCTAAAGCAAGTTCAAGTATTAATGAAGTGTTCTACTACAAGGAGAACTGCAAATGAAATACTAAGTACTATCATCTATGAGAAAACAGATGAAGTGCAACGTACTGAGCAAGGTATGGAAGCCTTGCGTATAGCAATGGAGATAACATAAAATGGCTACTAAATTATCTGCCCTTAAAGGCGTAAAACTAATAAAGAAAAAAACTACTACTAGAAAGAAGATGAGTGGTGCTAATGCGTCTCCGAGAGATAGTTACAAAAAATGTACAAACTTTTTTCATTTTGAAGTAGACAACAAAGAATGTGTTACTATAACAAAAGCACATCTTAAAAAGATATTACCTAAAGAAGATTTTAGAGCAGTTTCTAAGTTACCCGAATGGACATTTAGTAGACAACATGTCGCGGCATATTGTTGGTGGGTTGAACAAGGGTTAGAAGCAGATGAAAGTTCAACTGAATGGATGACTAATCATTTTAATGAATGGATTGAAAAAGGTCGTCCTCTTGCCGAAATAGAGAAGAAAGAAGCAGAAGCAAAAAAGAACATATATGTTCCTAATATTCAAGAACGTATCAGAGATGCCGCTGGAGAAATTATTGCAGAAATAGAAGGTGTTGTTGATGGGTTTATCGACAATCCTAAAGGTTTTAAAAATCCTGACATGGTAAAGATGCTAAAGAACTTGAATGTTAATCAAGCACATACCAGACACATTATTAACTTTTACCAAGGATCTTTACAAGAATTTAACTTACTAATGAATCCAGTAAAGTTATCTGCTAATGCAACAGAACAAGAAAAAGACCTAGCAGAACAGTTTAAAGAAGGGTATGCACATCTGTCAAAAGCAGAGATTAAAAAAGGATACGAACTTTATAGAGGTATCACTAGTGCATGTGATTTAATTGTACAAGAGAGTAAAGCAAAGAGGAAAACTCGTCAGCCTAAACAATTAACTTCTACAAAACTTGTTTCAAAACTAAAATATTGTGTATCAGACCCAAAGTATAAGGTAGCAAGTATAAAATCTGAAGACATAATAGGTGCAACAGAGTTATGGGTATTCAATGTTAAAACTCGTAAACTAGGAATATATGTAGCAGAACAACATGCAACATTACAAGTAAAAGGAACAACTTTGCAGTTCTTTGATGCTAACCAGAGCATCTCTAAAACTTTGCGTAAAGCAGAAGATCAACTTAGAGAATTCAATGGCGCAAGTTTATCAAAAAAGAGAAAGTTTATTCCGGGTATTAACGGAGTTGAAACTAAACTTAATGGAAGAATGAATACAGACACAGTATTGCTTAAGGTTTCTAAATAAATACAGTAACAAGGAATTTTAAGCATGGCAGATTTAACCACTTTAAGAAAAGGAATACAAGATTATATATATTTTCGTTTAGGTGGAGATATGGTAGATGTTGAACTAGATCCTAGTCATTACAACATGTGTATTGATCAGGCTCTGCGTAAGTATAGACAACGAGCAAATAGTAGTGTAGAGAGTAGTTACTTGTTTTTAACTATTGTAGAAAATCAACAAGAGTATGTATTACCCGATGAAGTAAATGACGTTAGACAAGTATTTAGACGAAGTGTTGGTAGTGGAGGGTCAGACACAGGCACAAACTTTGAACCATTTGAAGCGGCATTCGTAAACACTTATTTGTTACAAGCAGGCAGAGTAGGCGGACAAGCAACTTACGAAATGTACTTTCAATATCAAGAAATGAGTGCTAAAATGTTCGGTGGATTTGTTAATTTTGAATACAATTCTGCTACTAAAACTATAACACTATTAAGAAAATTTAATGATAGCGGAGAAAAGGTTATTCTTTGGGTATACAATGATCGACCAGAAAGTAACTTACTACAAGATAAACAAACACAACCTTGGATACAAGATTATTCATTAGCATTGGCTAAATTTACATTAGGTGAAGCAAGAAGTAAATTTAGTACTATAGCAGGACCACAAGGTGGCACAAGTATGAACGGCGACACTCTAAAAGCCGAAGCCCAAGCAGAGATGCAACAACTAGAGGAAGACTTGAGAAATTATGTTGACGGGTCAGATCCGTTATCCTTCATAATTGGATAAAGTTTTAAAGTAATTTATGATTATCGGAATTGTTGGACTTATAAGTTCAGGTAAAGGAACTGTCGGCGATATGCTTATCGAACAAGACTTTAAGCACGAAAGTTTTGCCTCAAGTCTTAAAGATGCTACTGCTAAGATATTCAATTGGGATAGAGAACTAGTAGAAGGCATTACTGATCAAAGTAGAATATGGCGTGAAGCAGAGGATAAATGGTGGGGAGAGAGATTAGGTATCCCTAACTTTACTCCCAGACTAGCACTACAATTAATAGGAACAGAAGTATTTAGAAACCATTGGCACCAAGACATTTGGATACTAACTATGGAAAATCGTATTAAAGATGCAACACATAATATAGTAATAACAGACGCAAGGTTTCCAAACGAAGTACAAATGATACGCAGACTCGGAGGAAAGATTGTTCGTGTTAAACGAGACGAGGATCCTGAATGGTGGAACTTGGCAGTCACTGATCCTGAACAAATGCCAGTTTTGTTTCCTGATGTACATTCTAGTGAATACAGTTGGGCAGAGACCACTCCTGACTATCTAATAACTAATAATGGAACAGTTAGTGAATTACAAAACGTGGTTAATGATCTTCTAAAAGATCTCCTTGTACCCACCCAGTCTTAGACAATTCAAAATTACAGTTTAAACAGACTGTCTTTAAATTGCTAACACTTATATTCTGTCGGTTCGAATCAATATAAAATACCACTAGTTGTTCTAGCATAGGTGGTTTAATATCACAATGTTCACATGTTTTCTTTTTTTTATAACCTGCTAACTCCCATCTAGAAGATTTATGTAAAGAAACTTTCTTTTTCTTTCTTCCGCAACTATCACATAGTTTTCTGTAGTAAATCTTATTCTCTCTGTGATAATTTACTGCAACAGGAGTGGTATTGCATATATAACATAACGGTCTCATATATGTATTTATTTAACGAACCTTTAAAGGGTATGTAGTTTTTAGGTGGTTTTATTAACTATTGGATAAATATATTATAATAATATCTTTACATTAAAGGATGAGGAATAATATGGCACTAGTATCACCCGGCGTAGAAGTTACAGTCATTGATGAATCCAACTATGTTGCAAATGCAACAGGAACGATACCAGCAATAATAGTAGCAACAGCCCAAGACAAGACAAGCGGATCCGGAACAGGAACTGCGGCAGGAACAACTTCCGCAAATGCAGGAAGCACATACTTAATTGGTAGTCAACGAGAACTTACTACAACATTTGGTAATCCATTATTTTACCAAACTGCAAGTGGAACTCCTATTAATGGACATGAAATTAACGAATTCGGCTTATTGGCTGCATACAGTTTACTTGGAACAAGTAACAGAGCATACGTTACAAGAGCAGATGTAGATTTAGCAACATTAACTTCTAGTGTTAGTAGACCAACAGGAAATCCAGTAAACGGAACAGTATGGTTTGATATAGGCACTGATACTCGTTGGGGTATATTTGAATGGAACTTAGCTGCAGGAACATTTACAAATAAAATACCAACAGTAATTACAGCAACAACTGATCTTTCAGGCGGTGTTCCGTTAACATCAATCGGTGCTATCGGCGACTATGCTATTGTTGCAACTAACATATCCAATCCACTTTACTACAAAAACAGAAGTAATGCATGGGTACTAGTAGGATCAAGTGCATGGCAAATTGCACATCCAACAATCACTGGAACAATCGCAAATCCTACGTTAGTTAATGGTAATTCAATAGTAATTAACGGCACAACTGTTACATTAAGTGGAACAAGTAGTGCTAACCTAGCATCAAGCATTAACAGCGCCTCAATAGATGGTGTAACTGCTACCGCAGTAGACGGTAAAATAGAAATTTATGCAACTAGTTTAGCAGAGTCTAACGGATCTGTTGCTGATGGTAAAATTATTCTTGCAAATGGAACAGGCTCAATACTTACAGCAGCAGGTTTAACTGCTGGTACATTCGCAAGACCATTAATACAACAGAGTGCAACATATAGTGTTCCAGAATTTAAATCAACAGACACAACACCTCGTCCGTCAGGAAGTATTTGGCAAAAGATAACTGCAACCGGTGCCGGTGCATTACTAGATGTAAGTGTTTTTAATTCATCAACTGCAACATTTGACAGTGTAAGTGTTCCTCTTTATGAGAACGATGTCACTGCTCTTAAGAACTATGATGTACTCGGTGGAGAGAATATAGCAGTAGGTACATACTATGCACAATTTGATGTGTCTGAAAATGATACAATAACTTATAAACTGTTTAGAAGGTTTGCTATTGGAGACTTAGAAGTTACTGGTAATGTTACAACTGCAAGTTTGACTGCTAGTAATACATTTACTATTCAAGCAAGTATAGCAAATAGTACAACATTATCTAGTGCTGTAACAGTTGTACTAAGTGGCACTACATTAACTACACTAGCAAGTGATATTAATGCTGCGAATGTAGCAAACGTTAGTGCAGAAATACTTAGTACAGGTGCTATAAAAATTAAACACACACTAGGTGGAGTGATTATATTAAAAAATACAAGCGGTACTCCATTAACAACTGCAGGTATTGTAGTTGCAATTACAACTGGACAAGTTAGAGCAGGTAATAGCAGTGACTTAATTTTAAGTAACTGGGTTGCTCCAACTTATACTGCAAGTATAACTGTTCCAGACGCAGATCCAGTAAACAATAGAAATTGGTTTCATGGCGGAACAGAAGCAGACATACTGATACAAAATGGCGGTACTTGGAAAGGTTATAAGACGGTAACCAGTGATGCTAGAGGATTTAACTTAGCAAACACAGATCCGTTAGGCCCAATTATGAGTGTAACTGAACCAACTGTACAAACTGATTTAACTGCATTGGTAACAGGAGATTTGTGGATTGATACTAGTGATTTAGAAAATTATCCTAAAATTTATAGATATCAAGTAAACGCAGCCAGTGAAAATGTTTGGGTATTAATTGATAACACAGACCAATTGACGGAGAACGGTATACTTTTTGCAGATGCAAGATTTATGTCAGACACAACTACTGATATAGTAACAGGAACTATTCCTACAATAGTTGCATTACAGAGTCTTAGTGTTGTGGACTTAGATGTTCCAGATCCTACACTTTTTGCTAGAGGTACTTTATTGTTTAATACAAGACGCAGTAGTCTGAGTGTAAAACAGTATAGAAGTAATTATTTCTCAAGAACTAACTTTTCAGATACTACACTTTATCCAACACTTCCAAACGAAAAGGATGCATGGGTAACAGTAAGTGGTAATAGAAACGATGGATCACCATTCCTGGGCAGAAAAGCGGTTAGACAAATTGTAGTAGAGGCAATGAAATCGGCTATCGATACTAGTGAAGCATTAAGAGAAGATAGTAGAAACTTTAATATTATTGCATCTCCTGGTTATCCTGAGTTAATAAGTAACATGGTTTCATTAAACAACGACAGACGCAATACTGCATTTATAATTGGTGACACAAGCATGAGATTAGAAGCAACAAGTACTGCTATTCAAAATTGGGCAAGTAATACTAATGTATCTGCAGATAGTAGTGAAGATGGACTAGTAAGTGCAGATCCTTACTTAGGTATATTTTATCCACCAGGACAAACAAATGACCTTAGTGGAAATACTGTTGCTGTTCCAGCAAGTCATATGATGCTAAGAACAATTAGTAGAAGTGATGATCAATCATTCCAGTGGTTTGCTCCAGCAGGTACAAGACGTGGCTTAGTTGATAATGTAACTGCAATTGGTTATATTAATGCTGCAACTGGTGAGTTTGTTACAGACAATGTTAGAGAAAGTTTAAGAGATACACTTTACTCAAATAGAATTAATCCGATTACATTCTTTAATGGCATAGGAATTTTGAACTATGGTAACAAGACTAGAGCAGCAAGCACTAGTAGTTTAGATAGAATTAATGTTTCTAGGCTAGTTGGATATTTAAGAGGTGTATTACAAGCAACTGCATTGGGATTTGTATTCGAGCCAAACGACAAGATTACAAGAGACGAACTAAAACAACAAGTAGAACAAATCATGAATGACCTAGTTTCAAAACGTGGTATATTTGATTTCTTAGTAGTTTGTGACGAAACGAACAATACTAATACTAGAATTGATCGTAATGAACTATATGTTGATATAGCGATTGAGCCAGTTAAGTCTGCAGAGTTTATTTTTATTCCAATTAGACTTAAGAACACAGGCGAAATTGCTTCAGGCAACATTGCTAGTGCAAGTGCAGTAGTATAACTGTTTTAGACACCTAAAATAACGAAATTAATGGGTGGTACTACAAATACCACCCATTTTTTACGAAAGATATTTGATAAATATTATTATAAAATAACACAGAGAAGGAGGCAGACAATATGTCAGTTTCATCACTAACCAAATTTACTGTACCATTAGACAGTGATCAATCAGCAAACTCGCAAGGTTTGCTTATGCCAAAACTTAAATATCGCTTCCGTGCTTTGTTTGAAAACTTAGGTGTGTCTACTCCACGTACAGAACTAACTAAACAGGTTATGGATATAACAAGACCAAACTTAACATTTGAAGAAATTGAAATTCCAATCTACAATAGTAGAGCATATGTTGCAGGAAAACATAGTTGGGATCCAATATCAGTTAACTTTAGAGACGACGTTAACGGATCAGTTAGCAGATTGTTAGGCGAGCAAGTTCAGAAACAATTTGACTTCATGGAACAGGCTAGTGCAACTTCAGGCATTGACTATAAATTTGTAACAAGGTTTGAAATTTTAGACGGTGGCAACGGAGCCAGCGTTGCTAATGTTCTTGAAACATGGGAATTATATGGTTGTTTCTTAACCAACGTAAACTATAACGACTTAAACTATGCATCAAATGAAGCAGTAACAATTACTGCAAGTATTAGATATGATAATGCAATTCAGAGTCCAATTGGTGACGGTGTTGGAGCAACAGTTGCGAGAGCAATAGGTCAAACTGTAACCGGTTAAGGAGGTAATCCATGACTAGTGTTAACTCATTACTAAACGCCTTATCTCAAGGCGACCAGATAAAAGACTTCCAACATGCATCTCGGTTGTTCATAGATAACAACTACGAGTTGCAACCACGATATAGTAATCTTTTTCATGTTGTGTTTAATTTTACACCTCAGGCTGCATCTTTATTTGATAATATAGACAAGTTAGAAATGAATATGTTAGTTAAGAGTGTTGATCTACCTAGTTTTAATATCGATGTACAAACACACAACCAGTATAACAGACAAGTGCATAGTCAGCATAAATTAAATTATAACCCTGTTAATGTTGTATTCCATGATGATCAAAGAGATCTTATCAGAAGTGTATTGCATACTTACGCAAATTTCTTTTATAACGATAGTAAATACGCCTTAGGAAACGGGGCCTATAGTACCAATGATAGATATAGTGGATATAGAGGCAACGAGTTTGGATTTAGTGATGGAAATCAAAGATTTTTTAAAGACATTAGAATCTATTCTATGTTACAAAAAAGATTTGCAGAATATACATTAATTAATCCTATAATAAATGCTTTTGGGCACGATACTCATTCGTATGCTAACAGTAGTTTAATGCAACATACTATGAACATTCAATACGAAACAGTGAAGTATGCCACAGGATTTGTAAACAACATAAACCCTAAAGGATTTACTGATGTTCACTATGATAATAGTCCAAGTCCATTAGGTGTATTCGGCGGAGGAGTTACTGATAGTATCTTCTATCAAGGTGGTCTTGTTGATGCAATTAATACTGTTACTTCTGACCTAGCAAGTGGAAACTTATTAGGTGCAATTATTAAAGGTTCAGTTATATTTAATAATACAAAAGATGCAGACTTAGGAAGAGTATTTGAAAAAGATTTAGAAAGAGCAGTTGGTAGTATATTGAGAGGTAAGAATCCTTTAACTGATGTAATACTCCCTACTGCGTTAGTTGGAGATAATAACAGGGTTAACACAGGAGAAGGATTAAGTGGAACAGGCTCGCCTGTTGATAGAACTGCTTTGTTTGGTAATAATTCACCATCAGGTGTAGTATCGAGTAACAGAAGTAATATATTTAATACTGCGTTTAATTTAGCAGGATCATTTTTCTCTGATCCTTTTAATATGGGCAACGGTACAGTTGTGCCCAAAACAACTCGTAGTGCTGGTAGTTTTAGAAAGTTAAGTGACGGTGATCAACGAGACTTAACTAATAGTTCTAACACAAAAGCCAGGAAGAAGACTGAGATTGCGAATAGAGTATTGAATCTTACTCAATTGCTTAATAACGACCCCAGTAACTCATCGCTTAAAAAAGAAATATCAGATCTATCCAGACAAGCATCTTTGCAGTTTGGAAAAACTAGTTCTGAGTCAACAGGGTCACCGGCAAGTACAACAACAACAATATCTAGCACAACAACTGATAGCGGAGAGAGTACTTCCACTTCAGCATCATCTTCTAGCACTGGATCCAGTTACATATGATAATCGACTATGAACATTATATGGAGATATTAAAGAAACACGATGAAGAAAGAACTTCGTACAACGATAGATTAAAATATTGGGAAGAATACTGCAAATGACAACACAAAACACTGCTTTACCTATAACAAATATTAACGACAACGTAGATGCAAGAGTCAATGAATTCTTTTCCACACAATTCAGTCCTAAAGGAAAATTTACAGACAATGATTATGAACTTGTTAAGTCGTTTTGTGTCAAGCGAACACCCAACGAACAAGCAGCAGCGGCACTTATTGCTGCGATATTAAATTCAATAAATGAATTAAACCTATATGCTCATGAGGTTATTAGTAAATTTGAAAGTACTGATCCTAGACTTAGTATACCTTTACTTTTAAACAGTAGTAGATTAGGATCGAGTTTATTAGGGTATACAAACAACAAACAAGTACCTGCTAGAGTATCACAACAAGTTAAGGCTTGATTATGGCTAACAAGTGGGCAAGAGGTTTATACGAAATAGCAAATACCAACAAGTATGCTGGACTTAAAAAACCAACTTATAGAAGTAGTTGGGAACATGCTTTTATGCGTTTCTGTGACAATCATCCGAGTGTAATACAATGGGCAAGTGAATCAGTTAAGATACCTTATAGAAACCCATTAACAGGAAAACAAACTATATATGTTCCTGATTTTCTTATTGTTTATCAAAACAAGACTGGCAAAAAACGTGCTGAACTTATTGAAATAAAGCCAAGTGGACAAACAAGACTTACAGAAAAAACTAGCCAAAGAGATAGATTAGCAATAGCAATTAACCATGCTAAATGGGAAGCGGCGTCTAAATGGTGTCAACGACAAGGACTAAATTTTAGAATTGTTACTGAATCAGATATATTTCACCAAGGTAAGAAAAATAGATAAGTAATAATAATGTATAAAACATGTGAATTGTGTGATAAAGAATTTACTTGTAACCCTGATACATCAGGATGGCATGTTTGCTGGTGTCATAATGAACCTAGGGGTAAAATCAACTACAAATATAATGATTGTATTTGTAGAGATTGTTTAAGAGAAACAAATGACAAAGAAATTAGAAGAATTGTTTGACTTAGAAGACGAAGATAATTCAGTAGATGAACAACCAAAAGAAGAACTTACGATAACTCAACTTAACACTACATTAGATAGTGTTAGTAAGATTGATGCCGCATTACCAACTGTAAGAGATTTAGAAACTACAGATGCTGAACTAGATGACATTGCTGAAACTGCTAGACAAACCTTTCAAGACTTAATGGACTTAGGAATGAACGTAGAGGCTAGGTTTGCAGGAGAGATATTTAATAACGCAAGTAGAATGTTAGATACTGCACTGACTGCTAAAACTAATAAAGTTAATAAAAAACTTAAAATGGTAGATTTGCAAATCAAAAAAGCAACATTAGATCTTAAAAATAAACAAAATGCCCCTGATACTCCTGCAGATGGACAAGGAATGGTAGTAGATCGTAATACTCTTCTTAACGAAATTCTAGGCAAAAATGTATAAATACACTATAATAAAGGATGACAACTATGAAAACTTTCAAACATTATCTAACAGAAAGTGACACAACTTATAACTTTAGAATCAAAATAGCAAATATGATTGAAGACGAAGTTATGGATATGCTAGAAGATGCACTTGGAAAATTTGATTTAAAAAGTCTTAGTAAGCCTAAGAAAACTCCTATCCAAGAACATCCAATGGACTTTCAAACATTAACTAATGCAGAGGTTTATATAATGGATGCGGAGGTTAACTATCCAGTTACTGCACATGTGTTATATGAATATCTTAAACATGCAGTTGGCATAGCACCAAATGAGATAGTTGTAATTAATAAAGATCATCCTGAAGAAATCGCTAGAGAAGAATCTTTAGAACAAGAAGGTGAAGTATATACTGCAAAATTAGATGATGCAGAATATAAAGACCAAAAAGAAATTAAAGTTGATTCACTTTACGGCGACAAATATAACGAGAACATGTTAAAAACTATCGAGACTCGTAAATACGAATTTGCAAAAGAAGGAAAATAAAATGCATATGATTGATGTAATGAAAAAACTGTCTGAAATAGCAGAGAATTACGATAACGAAGATATACAAGCAGGTATTGTTGCTGCAGGTAAAACTCATAGTGTAGTTGCTAAAAAAACTGTTCAAGAAAGTGCTGTAAAAGACATGATGCAGGATGTCGAAGAGGGCATGACTAAAGCAGAATTTGCAAAAAAATATCCTGGCATGGCAGATCAGTATGATGAGATCAAACAAGAAATTAAAGATAAAATGAACGAAAGTGTAAACGAAGCACCTGGTGGACAAACAATAAGTGAATCATCAGCCGGAGACGCAGTTAAACAGGCATACGATGCAGTTTATGAATTTGTAGGTCAATATGATGATGCAGCACTTGAGTACTTAGACGACAATGCTCCTATGTTTAGCCAGATGTTTGAAAAATATGAAGATTTAGATGTTTTAGTAAGCAAATTAGACGATGCTACATTAATGCAATTAAAAGACGAATTAGATTCTGTTGCAGATGATTTATCAGATGGCGTTTTAGAATCTGTAAATGAAGTGCATGAAGATGTAGAATCTGATGAAACAGAATTAGATCGTATGCTTTATTTAGGTGGTGTTATGGGTTCAAGTAGTAACAACATTATGATTAAAGAAAATAGTGAAGTTCCAGTACAAGAAGATAGAAAAGATGATATGATTTCTTGGGTAGAAAAGTATGAAAACTATATTGGCAGGAATGGTGATAGCCTTCCAGAAGGTTACGTTCAGTGGGCGATGAATAGTGGCATCGCAACAGATGCAATGGAACAAGATGAAGTTGACGCAATGATAAAAAAATACGGCGAAGATAAATTTGAAGACGACCCAATGTCATTTATTGATGAAATGCCTATTACTAAAGCATACATGCAAGAGTTAGAACAAATTACAGGTACTGATGACATTGAAGACAATGCTGAAATGATTAGAATGTTTGTAGAAAGTGCGACTAATGAAGCAAGTGTAGAAGAAGCAAGTGTAGAAGTTCCAGTACAAGAACTACAGGACATATTACAATTAGCAGGATTTGAAAACTATGCAGAAAAGATCGAAGAGTATGCTAATGAGCCTAACGAAGAATACGGCGATTCAGAAGAACAGATGGTTGGTTTAAGTGGAGGACTAAACGGTCCTAAGACACATTATCCAGCAGCCGCAGGTGGAGACAATCCAATGAATGTTAAACCACTTAAGGTTGATGATGTTTATGAAAGTTTTTATACAAAATATGATAAATTCATTGCAGAACTAAACAACCAAAACAAATAATTAAAACATAACTCAATAGCACCGTTAGGTGCTATTTTAGTGACTAGATTAATAAATACTATGTGCTCACCAAAGTGTGAGACTTATGGAGACTAAACTCTGTAGACCTAGGACGTCGTAAACTCTAAAGGAGAAAACAAAATGGCTTTAAGAAAAATTCGTGGCAAAGTAATTAACCAAGCAATTGGAGCACACACAGGAAAAGACGGAGACTTGTTCTTCGACGATTCCACAAACAGTTTTAAAATTTCAGACGGATCAACAGCAGGTGGTGTTAGATTACTACAAGATTCTGTTGTTCAAGCCAGTCCAACTGGACTGATGGGAGCAAGTATAACTGCTAAAACACAGTTAGCAAACGGTAGTGATATATTATTGGCTGCAGGTACACATTATATGACACCGGCTAATGGTAATGCTATGACTGTAACTCTACCAACATATGCTAATTCATCATTAGGTGATGTTATTATCCTTGAATACCATGTGTTAGGAAGTAACGGTCAAACTATGAAAATTGGTACTGCTAGTCAGTTTTATATGGCTAAATCAGCAATATACAAACCAGTTGGCGCAACAAGTAGTTTAGCAGGTCTAAACTTCGCAGTTGATCTCGCTGATGGTACTGCTGATGACTTTGCTAATTTAGTTGGATTAACTAATGCAGGTCCTGGTGTAGGTAGTTATGCTATCATCACTTTTAACGGATCAGTTTGGAGATTCGAAGCAAGATTAGAGAGTTCAGGAACTTCTGTCGTTAACGGCACATCAGTTTTTGCACAATCATAAGATACATTAATCTTAAAAAATACTTTATTAAACGGTGTCTATTTTTTAGGCACCGTTTTATATTTAAATAAAGCAAGGAGCAGAAAATGGCTATAATTGAATGGGTTAAGGCAAGAACAATAGAAAGAACTTCGTGGGACGGAGCAGTTATAATTGCAATTAGTGCAATAGCATTAATGGCAACTCCAATTATTAAATGGGTAGCAATCGCAGGATTAGCATATGGTATTTTTAGTATCTATAAGAAAGAAGACTAAAATTAAGTATACTAAGTACTAGTATGAGCAAAAGTTTAGATGGCGTATTAATAAAAAAAGCCAACCAGCAAGAAGTATTTACAAATGAAGAGATACTTGAATTTGCAAAGTGTACAGATTCTGCAACCGGGCCTTTTTATTTTTTAACAAACTATTTTAATATACAACATCCGGTACAAGGTCAAATAAAATACCACCCATACGAGTATCAAGAAAGATTACTACAGACATATCACAATCACAGATTTAACATTAACATGTTGCCTCGTCAAACAGGAAAGACTACTACTGCGGCAGGTTACTTATTGTGGAGAGCAATGTTTGTGCCTGATAGCATAATACTTATTGCCGCACACAAGTATGCAGGTGCACAAGAGATTATGCAACGTATACGTTATGCATATGAATTATGCCCTAATCATATTCGTGCTGGTGTTACTAGTTATAACAAAGGTAGTATAGAGTTTGATAACGGCAGTCGTATTATTGCACAAGCAACAACTGAAAACACAGGAAGAGGTTTAAGTATCTCACTTTTGTATAGTGACGAGTTTGCATTTGTTCGTAACACTATTGCTAGAGAATTTTGGACTAGTATTTCTCCTACTCTAGCAACAGGTGGTAGTGCTATTATTACAAGCACACCTAACAGCGACGAAGATCAATTTGCTATTATTTGGAGAGATGCAAATAAGAATTTTGATGAACACGGAAATGAACTACCAGGTGCAGTTGGAGTAAACGGGTTTAAAGCATACCGTAGTTATTGGCACGAACATCCAGATAGAGACGAACAATGGAAAAAAGATGAACTAGGTCGTATTGGAGAAGAACGGTTTAGACGTGAGCATGATTGTGAATTCATTATCAATGATGAAACTCTTGTTGATAGTTTAGTTCTAACAGGTATGCGAGGAGAAGACCCTATTAGCAAACAAGGAACTGTTAGATGGTATGCGAATCCTAAACAAGGAATGACATACTTAGTAGCACTAGATCCTAGTCTTGGAACAGGAGGGGATCCAGCAGCAATTCAAGTACTAGAAGTGCCTACAATGATACAAGTTGCTGAATGGAGACATAATAAAACTCCTATACCTCAACAAATACAGATAATGCGACAAATTATACAATTTATTGTAGAAGATACACAAGATGCTAACAGTGTATACTATAGTGTTGAGAATAATAGTATAGGAGAAGCTGCACTAGTAACTATTGCAGAAATAGGAGAAGAAGCAATTCCTGGAGTATTTTTAAGTGAAAGTAGAGCTCATGGCAATAGTAAACAGTTTCGTAAAGGATTTAACACTACACAAAGAAGTAAAATAACTGCATGTAGTAAACTAAAAACACTAGTTGAAAGTAGTAGATTAAAAGTTAACAGTAAGTTATTGGTTAGCGAACTTAAATGCTTTGTTGCTAGTGGAGGTAGTTATGCAGCCAAAACAGGAGAAACAGACGACTTAGTTATGAGTCTTATACTTTCTTTGAGAATGGCTAACGAACTAAAGAACTATCTCCCTGAATTAGATACACAAATGAGCGACGGAAGTGACTACGATATGCAACCAATGCCATTTGTAATAATGTAAAATGTAATAAATACAGTATCATGATAGACTCAACACCACAAGACTTATTTAGTAAGTTAAAAGGACAATTTAAGAACTTAACCCTAGGAAGAGAAGACGGGTCGCAGACACTAGTGCCTAGCGAAGCAGTTTTCTTTGAGTTTGATTTTAGTGCTGACGGAGAAAGACTAGGCAGTGTAGTAGTTAGTATAGTTGATACTGGTATACTAAAGGTTTACTTCTCTAACGATATAACTGACAATGTTAATATAAAACTTAAAAACAAATGGTATGATTTCTTAAAAGGACTAAGTAAATTCTCTGCTCGTAATATGCTTAATTATCAAACAAAGAATATCTCCAAAGCAAGACTAGATAAAAAAGATTTTGCGTTTCTATCAAAACAGAATAAAACAGAGGAAGAACTTACCATGGAAAGCAAATTATACGGAAGTAAGCAAAAAAGTTACCAGAATCTTAATAATGCAAAACTAATCGTACAACATAACCGAACAGTTGATGAAGATAAAATGGGTGCTAGAAGCAGAAACATAAAAGCAATTTACATTGAAAATTCTCAAGGAGAAAGATTTAAATTTGAGAATAACTACTTGCCAGGTGCAAGGGCAATGGCAAGACACGTAAGTAACGGTGGGTATCCTAGAGACGAACACGGAATGCATATTGGTGAAATTATGTCAGAGATGTCACAACTTAAAACATTTGTTCGCGGTGTTAAAAGTCAAAATTATGTAAATGAAGATGCACAAGATATAATTGAAAGAGCAACAGGTAGATATTACGGATTAAAAAATACATTAGAATCCATCAGTAAACAAAAAGGATATGTTAATTATTTCGAAGCATATCAGCCATCAGACATTGAAGTTTCAGAAGATGATATAAATGATCTTAAAGCAAAACTAACTAGAAATGTATTCGATGATAAACTACAAGATAGTTTAAGTGTAGTGGGGAAAGCAATGAAAATTACAGAAAAGAAACAAGGCGAATTCTTCGACTATGGTAAATGGGTCAGGAGTGCTACTAGTGCTGGTGCAGAAGTTGTTGGTGATGTAAACAGTGCAACTGCAATGAAAGATGGCGAAGAGATTGGTAGTTGGAGTCAAGATGCACAAGACCTCGAAGCAAAGTATGGCAGTGATGTTAAAGAACCTGGATACGGTGAAGTTAACATGGGAATGGGAGATAGAAGTGATACTCCAGAACGACCATTTGATTTACCTGAAAAACTAGAATTAGCACCTGGTGAAAATATTTTAAAGAATGTAAAATACAGAAGTAGTAACGACTTGCTTAACTTAATATTAGTTGACATTGGTGAAAGAGCAACAGACGATGGTGTAAAAACTTTTGCAGAAGTAATGGCAGAAAAGATTGGAAGTATAGGAAGTGTATTTGGACAACAAGAAGAAGATCCAGAGTTTAAAGCAAACAAAGGCAAGGCAGTAAAACTTGCAGGTATGTATATTAAACAAATGAAAGATAAAAAAGAATCTTTAGAGAATAACGTATTAACTACTGTAGAAAATACAAGTGGCGAACGTCATGTGGTTGAAGTTCCGATGGAGCATTTTAAAGTTTACGAGAGTTCAATGGATAGACTTGTTGAAGGTACTTGGAATTTACCAGGTGACCAAGATACAGTACAAAAAGTAATAGACTTAATGCAAAAACCTATACCATTGGGCGATGGTGGTGAAGGTGCAACAGATGCAATTAGTTTTGCTTTTGGTGATGATACATTGTATGACGAATTAGGAGATGCAGGAGATAAAAATCCAAAAGCAGATGCTAGACCAATAATATTAAATTGGATAGAAAGTTCAATAGATAATTTTGCAGATTCAAATTTCCCTACTATGTATTTAGATATGATATTTGATGAGTTAACATATGGACAAGATAGTGCAATGAGTCCAGCACAAGGGGAACTACCATTAGATGTTCCAATGGATAATCTTAAAAAAGAAAGTGCAATACAAGAAGGTTTTGTAAGCCCTGAAAGTAAACTAGTGCATGAAATGTCTCAAGACGATAACGCATTCGACGTAATATATCAGGCATCTGGCAACGACGACCAAGTTGGAAAATACATACAAGAACAAATGGAAGAAGTTGCACAGAATCAATTTGGTGGTGTTATTGGCGAGAATATCGAAGCAATCATAGATGAGATAATAGAAGATCATTATGAGATGAACGAATCATCACAGAAATTTAATGTTGACCTTGATGAAGATCCAGAAGAAATTACTAACACTGGTCGTGAAGAAGAATTATCAAAT